GCGTCGGAGTAGGCGCTGGCGCTGGAGTCGGCGTTGGTGCTGGTGCTGGTGAACCCTTACCACCACCCTTACCACCCGGACTCGGTGTTGGAGTAGGAGTGGGTATTGGCGCAGGAGGAGGGGTCGCTACGGGAGGCGGTCCCGGCTCAGGTGCAGGGGTATCTGGTGCTGGTGTAGGTGGTGCTGTTCTTCCCGTACCCGGTAATTCAAGATCCTCTCGTGGCGGAACAACATTACCCGGACCCTTCGATCCATACGATTCCTGTGCCGAGGCAAGCTGATCACTTATGCCTCTAAGTTGATCTTCAAAGCCACCAAGACGTTTATTGATCCCCCCTATCTGCTCTCCATAACCTCCTAATTGCTGACCAAATCCGCCAAGCTGTTCGCCGAAACCACCAAAACGTTCACCCATTTCTTGGCCATAGCCCCCGAGCTGTTCCCCGAACCCTCCAAACCGTTCGCCCATTTGTTCGCCATAACCACCTAACTGTTCACCGAAGCCTCCAAAGCGTTCGCCGATTTGTTGACCAAGACCCCCAATCTGCTCACCAACCTGAGTCCCCAAACCCCCAATCTGTTCACCAAACTGTGTACCCAAACCTCCAAGCTGTTCTCCGAATCCGCCAAGCTGTTCTCCAAAGCCACCGAATTGCTCACCAAATCCTGTTTGACCTGATTGCACTGCCTCTTGTATCTGTTCAGATATTTGATCTTGAACACCAGTATCTAATCCCGCTCCGGGTCCTTTACCTCCCGGTGATGGAGCTGCTTGCCCGAAGGCAGCGATTTGAGAACTAATATCGCCTAACTGTTGAGTGATCCCGGCTTGACCGGAAGTAACCCCGGATAGATCAGGGGCCGCTACATTAATGGGTGCTTGTCCTATATTGCCAATGGCTTCAAGTATTTGTTCCTGCCCGGTTCCGATGCCACCAAGTTGCTGACCAAAGCCTCCAATTCTTTCACCAATTCCACCTATCTGTGTTCCGATGCCACCAATCTGCTCACCAAACTGAGTACCCAATCCTCCTATCTGTTGGCCAATACCACGCTGACCTGCGGTAATGCCAGATAGATCAGGAGCGGCAACATTGATAGGCGTCTGACCGATGCCGCCAATAGCCTCTAAAATTTGTTGTTGGCCAGTTCCTATACCACCAAGCTGTGTACCTAAGCCGCCTATCTGTTGGCCGAACCCACCAAGTTGTTCACCGAACCCACCAAGCTGGCGACCCATTTGCTGCCCATAGCCACCTAGTTGCTCACCAAAGCCACCAAGCTGGGTTCCTAATTGCTGGCCATAGCCTCCCAGTTGCGTACCTAGCTGTTGTTCATAACCACCTAACTGTTCACCTAATTGCTGCCCATAGCCGCCTAGCTGTTGGCCGAATCCGCCAAGTTGCTGGCCATAGCCACCTAGCTGTTCGCCCAACTGTTGGCCGAATCCGCCAAGCTGTTGACCGAAGCCACCAAGTTGCGTACCTAACTGCTGACCATACCCACCTAACTGCTCACCAAGTTGTTGGCCATACCCACCTAACTGCTGGCCAAAGCCTCCTAGTTGGCCACCAAAGCCTCCTAGTTGCTCACCCATTTGTTGGCCATAGCCGCCCAATTGTTCACCAAAGCCCCCAAGTTGCTGGCCGTACCCACCCAATTGCTCGCCCATTTGCTGACCATAGCCACCCAATTGTTCACCGAAGCCCCCGAGTTGCTGGCCGTATCCACCCAGCTGTTGACCATACCCACCAAGTTGCTCGCCTAGTCCTGCTTGTGTTTGTTGTAGACCCGTCGCCCATGCAGGGGGATTAGCAGCGACGGGTGAAATAGGGTTTCCATATACGTTCTGCGTTTTTATGGGGTTAAACCCCATGCGTCCTCCATATTGAAACCGTCTAGGTTCTATCAATCCTCCCGCTACATAGCGAGCGGCGTCTATTAAGCCACCAGAAGCAGCGCCTAGCTCAACCCCAAATGGATTCCTGTAATAGTCCCATTCGGGATCAACGCCATGGCGATAGTCATCTGGCGCAGCTTGGAACCCCCTGTCTTGGAGCTTGGCCTCCTGATAGAAGTCATCCTCTTCTTCTGCAATTGAAGGCATCTCTCCCGGTTCCCACGACATACCCTGACCGACCGTGGAACCAATGCCACCAGAAAGAAGTCTGGAAGAAAGGCTTGCGACATCAGGCTTCGCCCCTTCAACAATAGTGGAAACCATATTTTCTGGGCCAGCCCACGGAACATCAGGCGCAGCCGCTCCTCTAACCGCTCCTTTTCCTGCTGGTGCAGAACCCGCTGGAAGTGTTGCGGCCCTTTCCGCCATCATCGCGTCAACTGTTGGTAAAGCCGTCGATCCCGCTGCACCTGTTCCCGCTTTAGCGGCTTCAGCTGCCCCCTTGCCTCCGGGCATCATCTTCCCGGCAACACCACCCAAAATACCGCTGGTTAAACCAGCACTAATTCCTTTGCCTAAATCTCCTGTTTCAGCCCATGTGCCAAGCCCTGAGCCTAGCGCAGCGGCTCCAACGCCACTCTGCAGCATCGGTGCTAAGAAAGGTAGAGCAGTTGACAATCCGGCAGGAAGGGCAGCCGCCATGGTTGGTCCCATGGCACTCATAATGAGTGGCAGTAACATCGAGATAAAGGCTTCGGGCTGGCCAGTTTGAGGATTAATAGGCAATGAGCCGGTCGGAGACAATGCAGCTAAACCCTGCACTTCTGCCGGATTCATGTGCACCATCATACTGTCGCCGTAACGACCTTGAGCCGCAAGGTTCTGGGCCATTGGCTGCATTGGAGCAATCGGACCGCCAGCCTGCATACCCTGTGCTTGAGCACCCATCAGTTCTTCTTCTGGATTACGCTGTGATTCCCGAGCCAACAACTGGGGTAATAGTCCGAGGAGATTATTCTCTCCCAGCATGCCAAGCATGTTCTTATCCATATTGCCCGTAGCCATCGCATACAAGGGGCTGACCGCAGATAAAATATCTTCTTTTGCCATAATCTACTCTCTGCGTTTAAACGCTATGACACCTCAAGGATCGACACAAACACGTCAAAATAATCGGCGGTTGCTGCCGTCATCTTCAGGATGTCGCTTTCGTCCAATACCATCACCTCACCATTTTGCAAAAACGCTTTCCGCGTTACGGCAGCTACCGTTGCCTTATCAAAGGTTGTAGTTGCCGATGCTGATGTGTCTGTAACCTGTACTGTTAGTGCCGCCGCATTCGATGCGTTTGTGTTGTAAACGCTTACCGTTTTCACAATGGCCACTTTGGCTGTCGGTACGGTGTATATCGACGTTGCCGTAGTGGCCGATAAAGACGTAATCGCGTTAACGTAGCTATTCGCCATTACGCCAAAAACCAATCCATCGCTTCAACCGGGTTAGCGGTTTCATTCGATGTCTGTATTGTCGCAAAGTTTAAACGCAATTGGTTGATCAATCTCCTCATGTAATCAGGATCGTAGTCTTCCTTTGGAAGCTCCAACGGAATACGAAAGCCTGCATCCGCATCACTCATCGCCTTCCATCCTGTCGTACATCGAGACGTACATCGCCCAAGCGCCACCCATTAGCTAAATCTGAATTCTCTACCCTCACCCGCATCTGACGTCCTCTGGCGCGTACATGCGTCATCTCGGTGGTAGACCCTACACTTGCCGTGCTCGCCGTCACCAGTGTCCCAGAGCCACTAGAGCGCGTCTTTAAGCTATATGTCACTGTGGGGCTATTCGCCGTACCCACAAACAGAATGTCCGGCAACAGCCTACGGATAAAGGAAAAATGGTCCCCATCATCGACATCAAAGTCTGCCGACTCAACATAAGCCTCCATCGCAGAGCCATCGTTGTCGTAACCGACCTCATGGCTATACATATACGTATTTGCTGTGGCAATCGGAGTATCTGCCGATGTTCCGGCATCTAGCCACGAGGTGCGTGCCAATTGCCCTATCGACCAGTTGTTCTCCAAATAATTAAACATGACGTACCGATCAATCTCATCGGACGAACCGGAACAATAGAACCACATGACCTCATTGAAGTTGGCGTTACGTGCTGCAAATACCTTATAGCCTTGCTTTTGATTGAAATCTTCAAAGACATAGGCCCGTACAGTACAAGGCATTGTCTGGATACTTCCGCTATAGATATAGAAGTTGTTCATGTCCATGAAATAGACAACGTTATTGGCATTGATTGCCGCATTGGGCGACACAATGCTGACGCCCTCTACGACAAGATCCACACCAAAGATCAGCGGTGCCCCGATAAAACGCATGCTATAGATAGAAGTATCAGTCCAGATGATGATTTCCTGACGGGTACGCAGGGCGCTAATGATCTGCGATCCAGAAGACAGGCGGATGTCGCCAGACGTATTCGTTGTGGTTGGCACCCAATCACCAGCGTCGGCCTGATCCGACCAGCGAACCTGCATATGATCCGCCGTACTACTGCCATAGGCATTACAACCGAATGCAATCAGATGCCGGTCCTTTTCTGAAACAAGCGCCATGAGTGCTGTGGTGGGTGGGGTGGCAGCTCCCGATAAAGCAGATAAAGCAACGGCCCGTGTGCTAACGCCTGCGCTTTTATCCCAGTAATACACACCACCCAGACGAGGGCTAGCGACCAAATCCTCACCAAAGTTATCTAATGTCCACAGACGTAATTGCGAGGCAAATCCTGTGGTGCTGCCGCCCCAAGCAGATTGGCCAAAGTAACCTGACCCCCACCCAACACCATCCACATAAACATCGAGGCCGATGTTGATCTGGTAGGCACCAACAACACTAGAGCCACCATTACCAGAGTCACTGCTGTTAGCTAATACCTCGTCGCCGGAAGTATCTTTTGCCTCAATGGTATAAACATTGTCACTGGTAATACTGGCTATTTCATATTCTTGATTAAGAACATTGGCAGTAATGTTGCCGCCTAATGTAGCAGCCCCACTGAAGGTAACGTAATCGCCTTTGACAGCACCATGTCCTGTATCGGTTACATTAAGTGTCGCATCATCATTAGCCACTTTAGCAAAAGTGACATCTCCAGCAGAGGTTGTCGCTCTTATCGGAGTGATGTCGTAATAGGTTGTCCCCTGCAAGACATACAACTTTTTGTGTGTCCCAAGAGCTATTAACTTATCGGTATTAAGAGCAACCCACTGATGAATCCTTCTGGATGTCCCAACAAAGGTATTGGTATTACGCTTTTCCCAACCACCTATTTTTTCGGGTCGACCGGATCTAAAGCGAATAAAATTGGCGTCATACCAACCACCTTCGTTGCTGTAAGCCGTTCCCTCCCTATTAATACCCGGCTTAAAGTTGTAACGCGTCAGAGGCATTTAATGTTTAAACGCTCTGCCCGTCTTTTTCTATCGGCACGTCTTTCGTCGTATACGCCTCGTTAACGTTCTCCGTCGTCGGATCATCACCGACAAAACGACCGTCCTCATCACGCGCTCTAACCTCAACCTCTTCGACATTCCGAAACACCCGCTTAAACCAGCGTCTAACTCCCATCGGTCTGCTCCTGCACTTGCAATAGAATCACGCATTGCTGAAACGCGAGCTGGGCAGTCTCCATCTTGTTTGCCAACTCATTGATCTGAGCCTGACAAACATTAATTTCCTGCTGCAACTGCGCCTGTTTCACCTGAACGCGATCTACATTCGGAGGAAGCTCAACCACTTCGGGTTCTTCCTCTTCATGCCGGAGATATTCTTCCCCGGACTCGCCTTCCGCCAACACGTCTTCCTCTCTAATGAGGTCTTCTTCCGCCATCGTCTTCCACCTTCCATACGTTAAGATTTGCCGCCACTGTGCGACGTTCACCGTCGCCCTCGAAAGGATACACCATGTGCTGTAGCCAGCTCGGGAACATCAGGTATTTACCCACCTCGGGCTTAATCACAAAACTCTGCGGGGGCCGTAGCCGCTCCACGTCCAGCAATGAATTGATACCGTAGTTAAAGGCCAGACAGCCGTCGCTATCACCTGAAGCGTTGTAGAGGCTGTACTCAGGACTTCCCGCCGTGGGCTGATCGAGTATCTGTTCGGGCACCTTGGTCCATGAAGTACAGGAGATGCCCATAATGGTCTTGGTGCCATGGTCGTGAATCGGGTTGTAATCGCGTTCGTAGCTATGCACGGACCACAGCTCGTCGATGTCGATATGCCGCTCACCGATGTTGTTGCCGGTGCTACCGAAGTTCTTTAAGTATTCGGTCGCCAGGATGCCGCTCATCTGACAGAAATCATTAAGCCGTGGATCGTTATGATCCATGGTTAACTGCTGCCCATGGCCGATCTGCCCCACCAGCGTACCGGCGTGGGAAGTACGGTCCTCCTGCTCCATCAGCTCGTCCAAGTACGTGTTCAGCCCTGACACCATGGCGTCGGGCATCCACGCTTCTAGCAGGAACACCGCCGGGAGCGTGTGTACCTGATATTCCTGTTCCACTTAGGACGGAATAGAAAAGCTGTCGTCAGGCTCTGGCGGTACCACGGGGCTGGTAATTACCGATTCCACTTG